ACTGGCTGGTTGGATGCGAAGTGAAGCATGAACAATTGCTGGTCTTTATCTGGTTGGTAGGCTTCCCATTTGTCCTGGCCTACGGCGTCGCGCGTGAAGCCGGTCTCCTGCTCGATGTCGTTCTGTTTGGTCTGGATTTCTTCGATCTGTTCTGCTGGCACCATGCGAATGATGGACATGCCGGTCTGGTCAACGTTGAAAAGTGGGAATAGATTACCTGTCCTGGTATCTTCATCCTTCCAGCGTTTCAGGTTTCGTTTGAGTTTGTTTGCCTTTATCCATTCCTGAATGAATTTGTTTGTGCCTTCGTGGGGACTGGTGATGGTAATGCCTTTGCCGATGATGAAGGATGTCATTAGTCTGACGATCCTGCGTGCGATGGGATTGACTCTCCACGCGCGCAAGGACTCTCCGAAAATCTTTTTGCGGTCCCATGATGTCCGGCCTTCGTACAGGTTGGACATTCCGCCTGTGAAGAAGTTGTTATCACGTTCGGGGCTGAGTGAGAGTGACGCCTCGAGCGCGTCGTTGAGCATCACGATCCTGGCTTCGAGTTGTTTCTTTGACGGGGGACGGTTGGCTGTAGACTTTTGATTAGTAGGCATGATTTACTCTCCATGCTTTCGACAAGAATTGTAGTCGTGACCATCAATAGGCATTATGTTTTCCCTGCTAATAGTTTTTCTAATCGTTCACGTGCGGCGATGGTTTCAGATGTCAAAGGGGAATACCGCACTTCTTTTGCAAGATGTAGGGCGCCGTTCATACGGTCGCGGTTGGTGTGAAATTCTTCATTCCCTTTCAATGTGTCCAATATCTTCAACAAGTCTGATTTGTCGATTTCAATAGGCATTGCTCATCTCCTGCAAAACGTCCTGCTCCGGCTCGATGATGGTTGTTTCTGACGGCACGTACCATTCGAGTTTGTCGAGTTCGGCTGTCATGGCGTCGGCTGTGATGTGGTCGTCGTGGATAAGTTGTCCGCTTGAGTTACGCGTGCCGTCCTTCACGCCCCAACGCATGGTCTTGGCTGGCCCGATCAGGATTTCGCTTTCGCAGTTGGCGTATTGTTCATCAACGATCACGCTTGGCGCGCAATCTCTAAACCGGCCGGTTTCGATTATGCCGATGAATGTATATCCGATCTCGCTCTTGGTCTGCTGTGTGAATTTGACGGGGATGGTTTTGGTTGGATACTTCTTGAAAAGCATCCCCCACAACCCCTCCCCTACTCCGGTTGCATCTTCGATGATGTATTGAACGTGCCATGAGTCAACCAATGCGGATATTTTTCCAAATATGGTGACGTGGTTCTCTCCCTGCCATGCGAAACGTTTTACCGTGCGGTAGGTTGGTGCTTGCAGTATTTCGAGTGAAGATAAATCAATGTCGATGATGTCTACTGTTACGTAGTCCCTGCCTGGATTGCCCATGCCGTCGAGATTCAGGAGTGCTTCGTCCTGTCCGCCAACGTCTATTGTGATGGCGTAGATGTTTCCTGGTATCGGCGTTTCTTGCGATGGCCGATCACCAATCATCAACGCCCGGCGCGCGGCGTTGAACATGCCGGTCAGTTCGTCGATCTCTTCGCAAAAGTATTGCGTCTTTACGAGTGGATGCTGCCGGCCTAGTTTTTTGACTTCGTTGTCGATGAATGTTCCGTATGCGGGTACGATCTTGCGGACCTGGTCGGCATTGTAGATAAACACGCGCTTGATCCCGTCCTGCTTTTCGAGTTCGAGGGCTGCTCTCATCTCCCTTGCTAGCAGTGTCTTGCTTGTCCATGTGACTCCGGTGATGACTCTGGTGGCGTTCGTGCTGGCGGCCATTGGCACGAAACGCTTGTCGTATATGCCCGGCTCGATGTCCTGGGCTTCGTTGATGAAGAGTGCGAGTGAGGCTGTTGCTCCTACAACGTTGGCGCTGCCGTCTCCTGATAGGAAACTGACGATGGCGTTTCCGATCATGCGCATGAAGTCGGAGCGTTTGGACCAGAACATTTTAGTAAGCAGGTTTGTTGAGAGTCGTTTCTCGAAGCGCATGATTGCATTGACCGTCTGTGGCTTGTAGGTTGGGTTGGCGACGACGATCCCTACTTCTCGATGTGCGTACAGATTGCACAGGTAAGCCAGAAGGTTTGCGAGTAGTTCGTCCTTTCCTGCCTGGCGTGACATGATGACGACGAACGTGAGTCCCTTTTTGTGGATGACCGAATCAATGATTGCTTTGGCCGGCGCGAGTTGATAGCTCCGCATGGTGATGCCTCCGCCGCGTTCGGTGAAGGAAGCGAAGTTCTTTGCGATGTGCTTGATCGTCTGTTTGATCGTGCTCATGATTTGGGCCTGCCTGTCGCGTTCGCGACGCAGACAGGTGGAAAATCTGTACCGCGCTTGATCGACCACTTTATGACTTTGTCTGTGTCGTTTGTGTGGCGAACTAGTACGCGGTTGAAAATGAATGCTAAGATCGTATTGAACAATCCTAGTCGGGTCGTACCGCGAAGATAGAATCGGTTTCGTAGATAGTTTTTCATAATCCTAATTCCAAACGTAGTTCTTCCAATGCTTCCATGATGCCCTGTTCTAGCGTGCCGCCTTTGCCGCGTGTGAGGTAGTGTGTTCGGATCATGGTCGAGATTGATTGTGTCATGAGTGAAAGTGTGTTCAATTGCTGCAAATAATGGTTGTCGCGTGTTTCATTTCCTTGCATGTCGGTTATGTGGACTGCATTGAAGGACAATTCTTCTGTAAGTCTATCCATGCAGACACGGAGTAAATCAAGTTCGCTTTCAATCGTGAAGCGGTCTTGTGTCTCGAGTCTCTTGCTCTCGTCCGTTGTGAACCGGCGTGAATAGAAGCCGTGTTTTTCGGCATTTTTGTTTCCTGGCTGCGCGCCGGCCTTGCGTCCTTTCGTGGTTTTGGGCATGTCACCTGCCTGCGGCTGAGGCAGGTCCTGACAACCATCTGATTAGCTCTATAAGGATTATGCCAATGCCTGGTGAAATGATCGCCCAACGCCATTTGCCGCGTTCGGCTTCTGCCTTTTCTTCCTTGCTGGTCTGCGCTATCAGAAAATCATTGATTGCCTTTTCCATGTTCGCGATCCGTGTGTTGGTTGTGCCTTTGGTCTCTGCGACGTTGCCAATTACCTCCATTGCTTCCTTCATCACGGTTGCCATGAATCGTAAGCCCTGGCGCGTTTCGAATTTGTCGTCTTTGAGTGCTTCGTCGATCTTCTCGATTACTGCTGCTGCTGTGCCGTTGGTCATTACGGATACCTATAAGGATCTGGTAGTGGCTTTGTCATGCCTGCCTCGTCAGCAGACAGGTCCAGCTTTTCCACGTTCGCAAGTGGGACCGTGATTTTTGGGTAGCGGTTTCGGTTGGCAAGAAGCAGGATGAAGACTCGCGCCCCTCCGCCTTGCGGGAAGCGCCTAATGATGCCATTGTGGTTCGTATCTTCGTCGATGGAGACTGCATCGAAGTATTGCCATGGTTTCAGGTTTTCGTATGTGGGGATGGGTCCTTCGGAGTTCAAGGTCTCGATCACCAACAGCGCGCCTTCTGGATAGCCTGGGAAGATGGCTCCCCCACACAGGAGCGCTTCCTGTTTTGGCTTTGCTGCTGTGACGTCCATCCTGTTTATAAAATCGGCTCTTGGATCTCCTGGTTTGTCGAAGCCGTTGTAATTGTTGAAGGCGCGCTGGTAGGTGTGGAGTGCGCGCCACTTGCGATTGTCTAATTGTCCGTTGAGCGCGCGTTCAAGTCTTTGCCATGCTTCTCCGAATTCAACGAAGTGGTTCGGGAACATTGGATTGACTTCGGGCTTGTTCAAGCGTGTGAACGGCTTCGAGTCGTGTTTGTAGCGCCATAGTTGCGGGACGGAAGACGGGAGACCGGGGACCGGCGCTTCCGGCACATAGGTTAGGTTTTCGTCCGGGTATTGGAGGATGACGCGCGGTGGGTAAATCATTCGGGTACGCCTGCTTGCGCCTGCCTGTGTGACGGCAGACAGGAGATTTCAGGCAAGTAGCCTTTGATCTCGTTCTCGTATTGGAGAATTACGCGCGGCGGGTATGCGTTTCCGGTTCCTGTCTGCCCAGGCAGGGGCGGTGTGGGCGGGAAAAGTATCTGATAGAACGCGGGAGAAATCCAGTTACAGTCTGTGCTCCCGCTGATGCCTGTGACAATGCCATTGCTGGTGTACTGCCATAGATATACTGGTCCCCATTTGGTTTGATCGGGGATGTAGCTCGCTGGTGGTGCCGGATACAAGTCGGGGAACCAAGGGTAGCCGGCCGGCCATGTGGGAACTTGTTTTAGTCGTGCCTGCTGGCTGGCCGTCATTGTGATTGGATCGAGAATGTTTTTTCTCGAATAGATGAGCATTAGATTTGTAAATTGTGCCTGCACG